GACCTTCTCCCGCCTGTATGAAGATGACGCGGGGCGTCTTGGCAAACGGCACAGCCGATGCACTGAGGTATTGGGAACCCTGGCCGCCGGTCACACCATGCACGTTGTATCTATGGGTGAATGGTCCGCGGACAACATGATCGCATGGGCAGTGGATCAGATCGGACCCTCCGATCTCCTATTCGGAACGTGGAGCCTAAGCGTAAAGCCAGCCACCCGCCTTTGCGCCGCCGCCGACGCGGGACTGCTGACCCGCTTCCGGGGCGTCTTCGACTTGCGTGCGGTCATTCGCCGCCCGGAGGCTATGCGAATGATCCGGCGCCGGTTCGGCTACAACAATGTTCGGATCTTTAATTGTCACGCGAAGGTATACCTTCTCGAAAACGAATCCCGCCGGATCTCCATTGTCTCCTCCGCCAATTTCACAAACAACCCCCGGATCGAAGCGAGCGTCATAACGGACGATCCCGCAGTCTATGACTTTCACCGAAATTGGCTAGAATTGACGTTTGCCAATTCCGATCCATTCGATCCAGAAGATCAACCAGAGAGGCCCGATGCCCCAGACGCCGAAGACTAAGAAGCCGAGGGCGCCCGCCATCGGCGGCGTGCCCGTCGACGATGTGAACGAGAAAGTATCTATTGCCATGGTCAGAATGGCGGCCCAGGGTAGCGTTCCCGCCGCTCGAACCGTTCTCGACCTCATCGAGAGGGAGCAGGCCCGTTCATTGGTGGACGCCGCCGCTAATCCTGGCACCGGGACCGCCGCGCTATCCGTCCGAGCGTACCTTGTACGAGAATTAGAAGCGACCCACGACGACCTAACCTCCGCCCGCCGCGCTGGAAGCTGGCAAGCCGTGGCCGCCCTCCGCCGCCAGGCCCTCTCCCTCCGAAGCGACCTCGAAACGCACGACCGAAGATCAGGCGCAGACGTAGACAACATGACAGATCAGCAACTGATGGCGAAGGTCGTTTCAGACTCCATCGCCCTCCCACCCGCCATCCGTGATCAGTTCATGGAAACGCTCGACGCCCTCGACACCGGCCAGATCGTACCGCTGAAGGTTAGCGGACAGTGAGCCTCGCCGAGCTTGCCCAGGTTGTCTCCGAACTGCGCCACCGGGCCGAGACTCGCCCGCTCGAATATTGGGATCCGACTCCCCCTCAATTGGCGTTCCTGTCAGACCCGTCGCCGTGCGTTCTCCTCAGAGGCGCCAACCAAATAGGGAAAACGGCGTGTCAGATGGCCGAAATCATTTACCGTTGCACTGGCAGGCACCCGCACAAGATCGTCCCCAGACCTCCCACGGAATGTTGGATCGTGGTCCATTCCTGGGAACAGAGCCTATCCATCCAACAGAAGTTTTGGGAGCTTGCACCGAAGGACCTCCTCGATCCGAGCGTCGAGTATATGCACGGCAAAGGGTTCCGTGGGAAGACGCCGGTGGTGCTTTGGAAGAACGGATCCCTTTTGCGGTTCAAAACTACGAACCAGGGCTCCCTCGGCCTCGCCTCTTCGACGATCTCCTATGTCGGATTGGATGAGCCACCCTCGGCCCGGATCTGGGGCGAACTGAATGCCCGCGTCCTCCGCCAAGGCCAAGGAGGCGCCATCGGGCTCACCCTCACGCCGGTGGGCGCTCCGCTCGGATGGCTGCGCCAATTGGTAAAAGACGGAGTCGTCTCCGATCACCAGGCCGCGCTGACCGTCGAGAACACCACGCCCATCGGCGGGCGACCGCTGGTCACCCAAGAACAGATAGACCGGATCGCCAAAGCCTACCTCCCGATCGATAGGGCTCAAAGGCTAAAGGGAGCGTGGGAAGGGCTAACGACTGGGCGTGTCTTCGAGGCGTTCAACCCGGAGACAATGGTCTCCGACGCTCCGCTGCCGTCATTGCCCCGGGACGGCAAGCCGTACTCCATCGCCATCGGGATAGACCATGGCGCCGACGCCGGATCACAAGTCGCCATCCTATGCGCTGTGGATAAGAGCGGAGAGCACCCGCGGATCTTCGTCCTCGACGAATACACAGCGGGCGCGGCCACCGCCGACGCTCACGCCCGGGCCATGCTCGCAATGCTCCACAGAAACGGGATGACCCACGCCCATGTGGATAAGTGGGTGGGCGACCGCGCCTACGGAGGTAAGCGGAGCGGAGGTCGGATGTCCAACCTGACCCTGATGAAAGGGCTGGAGGCGAGCCTTGGACTTCTCCCGGGGCGCCTTCCCTTCAGAATTCGGACGGCGTGGAAGCCCCGGTTTTCCGTCTACCATGGCGCCCAGGTTATCCACGAGACAATGGAGCGGGACAATTTCATAGTTCACCCGCGTTGCGAACAGTTGATAAAGTCGCTCAATCACTGGGCGTTCCGAGATGACGAAAACAAACACTCGATCGACGCGCTCCGTTACGCTGCGGTCACGCTCATTGACGATCGGATCAGGATGCCCGTCCGCATTAAGATGTATTGATGAACGCCCCGCAGAGGTAGCCCCCAATGCCCCAACACATCCCCACCCCGCCGAGCATTAGCAACCCCGAAGAGGGCGCCCGGTGGGAGCACACCAGACTCCGCCGCCGTTTGCTGGAGGGCACCTGGCACGAAGACCTGAGAGAGAGGTACCGGGCGCACATGGGGATCACCCGGTCACAGGCGCACGGTGAACTCGACCAGTCGTCAAATCCGTTCCGCACGATCTCCCGCGAGCTATCCGTGCTCTATGACGCGGCGCCGGTGGTCCGTCATGACGACGAAGCCCGCGCCGATGTTCGCGCCTTCCTGAGCCCCGCGGGCCCGGTGGTCTCCTCTTCGCTCTGGGCTCAGATGTCCTGGTTCCAATCGCGGGTGATTGGCCTCCGGGAGATGTTGCTCCGCGTTGACGTGAACCAGGAGGGAGAGCTTCACTACCGGCCGGTTCCGCCTGACATGGTGTTGTGCGAAAGCCACCAAAGCTACCCGGATCGGCCGGTCAAGATCTGCGAACTTCGCGCCCGCTCCATCGGCGGCGCCGTCGCTTGGACCTGGGACGTTTACGACATTTCCGATCCGCAGAACCCCAGCTATCGGGTTTTGCTCGACGATAAGAGCGGGGAGCCCAACGGCGCCGACATTACTGAAGAGATCCTCGGCCGCACCTTTGTAGGCGAGGACTACTGGTACCGTCGGGCCGACGGCACCCCCGTTCTCCCGTGGGTGCTCTACCACGCCCAAAAGCGCGGCGATCGTTTGTGGGATACCTACGAGGGCATCGAGGTGGTCGAGGGAACGGTCAACCTGGCGATCGCCTATTCGTACCTCTTCCACGCTCTGCGGGATGCCTCATGGGCTCAGCGGTGGTTAGTCAACCTCCGCCCTGCAGGCCTCGGCGTGGACACCACATCCCTTGGCGCACGGGCGGAGGTCACCACCGATCCGGCTACCGTTCTTCTTCTGGAGAGCACCGCCGACGCCGCCGAGGGCGGTCAACCGATGGTAGGACAGTGGTCGTCCCCGTCCGATGTCGAAGGGATGGAGCGGGCGATCTCGGCGATGGCTAACCGCCTGGCCCAGGACGCCGGGATCCCGCCGTCCGACATCCAACGCATGGGCGGAACCGCTCGCAGTGGATACGCGATCAGCCTCTCAAACGACGGCAAGCGGGTAGCCCAGCGCCGATACGCGCCACAATTCCAGGACCACGATCGGAACCTCCTCGGCCTCTCCGCTCTGATGGTCAACCGGGCCACCGGCTCCGCCCTTCCTGAAGACGGATATGCGGTGGTCTATTCTCAGATCCCCCTGTCACCGTCCGAGATCAAAGAGCGGAGGGCCAACGTCCTCGAATTGCTCGAAGCTAAACTCATTGACCGCGTCTCGGCTTACATGGAAGTTCACCCCGGGTTGACAGAGGCGCAGGCCGCCGCCGACCTGGACGCCATCGACAACGGCCAACGCGGAGAGGTCCGCTCGGGCGCCTCCATTCCGGTTCTGCCGCTGCCCACCGGCGCAGGAGAGAAGCTACAGGATACAGCGTTGAACGGCGCACAGGTCCAAGCCGCTCAGGCCATCGTTTCAGGCGTGAGCGCCGGACAGATACCGCGAGCCACCGGCGTCGAGATGTTGTCATCATTCTTCAATCTGCCCCCCGCCGTTGCCGAGTCGATCATGGGTACCGTCGGCGGCACCTTCAACCCTCGGCCCATCGCCTAAAACAGAGAGAAACACAATGCCATTCAACTGTCCCAAATGCTCCGCTGAAATTGACGCCGTGCCACAGGACCGATTCGACACAATCTACAAGGAACGGGGCGACCTGAAGACGGAGCTTAACCAAGCCCGCCAGGGTGAAGAGGCCGCGCTTGCCTCGGCCAATTCTGCCGAAGAGCTGAAAGCCGAATTGGCCGAATCCCGCGCCCGCCTGGAAGCGACAAAGGACGCACACTCCCGGGTCATGCATTGCACCCGCGCGGGGATCTCAGACGCCGATGACGTGGCGGATCTGCTCGCCGTCTTCGACCGCCGCGCACCTGAAGGCGTCGAACTCGCCGCCTGGCTCGACAACCGGGCGGAGCTTCCCCGCGCCGCCGCCGCTCTTCTCCCCTCGCTTGAGGTCACCATGACAAAGCCCACCGCCACCGCCGCGCCCGCACCGGAGGCGCCATCGGCAGAACCAGCGCCCGCCACCCAGGGCACACCGCCACCGCCGACGAACAACGGAGCGGTAACGTTCAGTGATAGCCCGAAGGCGTGGACCGCTACCACGATCTCACAGGCCGACTACAAGCAGAACCGCGCCGCTATTCGCCGCGCGGCCGGGCTCCCTCCGAAGAGTTGACGTTGACACCGCCCCGGCTCATCCGATAGGGTTGGTCAACTGCTCTGGTTCAGGTCGCACCTGCAACAGCGGAATAAGGCCGGACGCACGACACCCAACACGTGCCTCCTATTGCCGCGCCCATGTGCGGGCGGCGCCTTTCCCTGTTTACAATGAGCATTGAATATCATGGCCGACGAAATTCTTTTTAGTGGTCTCAGTGGCGATCTCGCCCTTGCCGCAATTCTTCACCAGGAGATGAACCTTCTTCTGGCTGACCGCGCCAGCATGGCGAACCACCCCGCGATCTCCTACCTCGGAGACGTTGCGGGGCGTGGCTCCACCGCGCTCGAAGTCGGCCTCGCCGGGCTCGACGGCTACGATCTCATGGGCTCAGTGGCCGAGAACGCCACCACGAGTAACACGGCATTGACGTCTGCGAGCCCCGCGGTCACGATCGCCCGGCAAGCTCTCCAGTATCAGATCTCGGATCTCGCTACGCTCACCTCTTCTCTGGGGCTCGACGCTGACCGTCTGGCCGAAAGTATGGTCGGTTCAGCCGTCATGCGACTCCAGGAGATGATCGCCAATGTTGCTGATGACTTCACCGGATCTGTGGGCTCAACCGGCGTGAACATGGACGTGGACAATTGGTTCAGCGCCCAGTACACCCTCACGCAGAACAGCGTGCCGGGCCCTTACGTGGCTCTGCTTCACCCTGTGCAATTGACTGACTGGCAGTCGAGCCTCAGATCAGAGACCGGACCGCTCCAATTCAATGCTCCCTCAAATGAGGCCTTGGCGATCAAAGGTCCGGGCTATGCGGGATCTTTCGGTTCTGTGGATATCTTTAGCTCTTCGCATGTCCCCACCGCAAATGCGGGCGCTGACCGGGCCGGAGCAATGTTCGGAGCCGGGGCCATCGGGTACGCAGATGGGAGCGTCTCCGCCATCCGTGGCGCCGGTGACGTGGTCTACCCCGCGGGGACCAAAATTGTGGTCGAGTTCGAGCGAGACGCCGGGTATGCCTACACGAAGATCGTGGGCTCCTATTTCGTGGGTACAAGTATTCTCGAAGACGGCCGCGGAGTCAGCATTATCACGGACGCCTGAATCCTTCTGGGGCGTGCCCTGGAG